GACGCACCGTTCTCTCACTCATGTTGCATAACCTGGCAAGTGTGGCCTGACTCATCCAGGCACCGGTGTCGTTCTCGTGATAGGCGATGGCCATTAGAACTAACTTGGCGTGGGGGCTGGCTTGGCTGTGATGCAGCACTGCCGACATAGCCTCTGAACTCATGGTTTCCTCCGATAACTGATAGGCTGATTGTGCCTCTGGCGCGTTCTCCGATTCCGCGTCAGGGGCTTTTATTTTATGTCTGAGCCTAGTTCCCTTATCCGCTCAATGACGTCTGATGGTGCAATTTTCTTGACCGCTTCGGCATACAAGACTCGCAGAGCGTCTTTGTCCTTCTGGAACGCTAGATTCTCTGCTTCGACTATCCAATCGCGCGTAGCGGTCTCCTGTGGCTTTTTACGAGCATTTACTTCGTCAAGTGACGCGATAGATTTGGTGTCGGCTCCGGTAGCTGCGACGATTGCTCTTCCCCAAGCCGATGTTTCGGCAACCATGACCTCTGAGTCTTTGGTATATGGAGTCTTACCTGGCACTGGCTCCCATGCTGACCCGATGCCGGGCTTCGAGTCGTTCTGATCGCGGAAGCAAGCAGCGACATAAAGCACGAACATTTGGTCGCCGATGGTGTGGAACTCGAGCTTCACTTGTTGCAGTGAACCTTCGGGGTGTAGTTTCTTGAACTCGCGGATGCGTGTGGCGACATCGACGTAATCTTTGGCAAAGGCCATGTTGTTTTCTCCGATTCGATTTTGTTATTTGTTTATGTTCTTGGCTGCGAGTGTAGCACTACCAATCGACAGAATAGCAGCAACGATGTTCATAATCTGGCCTGCGATTCCTTCGGTGGTGATTCCGAGGGTTACCAGGAGGGGAACGGTTGTGCCGATTACGCGGTAGATCCATAGGCGAGTGTCTGCGTCGAGCTTCATGTTTATCCTTTGTTAGCGACGATGTGTTTGAGTGGGTCGATTAGTTTAGCAACATCCACTTCATGCACGTTCTTGGCTTTGGCGATGCTGAGATGTAGGTGGCCGCCGGTGGTTAGGCTGCCGGTGTTTCCGACTTTACCGATAGGGTCGCCGAGTTTGATTGCGTGACCGATGGCAAGGTTTGGTTTTGCTTCGAGGTGAGCGTAGAGAACCCATAGGTTGTCGGTGGTGCTTTGAATGATGCAGTTGCCGAGTCCGTCTGACCAGAAGTTTGCGACGATTTTGCCAGCGGTTATGGCCGGGATGATTTTGCCAGTGCCAGGTGCCCAGTCTTGACCTCGGTGGGGGTTCTTACGATAGGAGGCCATGTTGCCAAACTCGTCGCCACGCGTCGATGCTGCAAAGGGTTCTTTATAGACGGTCACAATATACTCCGACTTAAAAATGTGACGACTACGGATACGATGACTGCGCTGGAGATGCTGGTGATCCAGGCTGATTGCCAGCGTGCCTTTTCGAGATCGCGGATGCGTGCTTCGTGGTCGGCGATGATTTCTAGACGTGCCTCAATAACTGCCAGACGATTGCTTATGTCTGCCAGGAGTGTTGGAGTTGTCGCGCGAGGCGAGTCCTCCGCCATTACTCAGCGTCGGGGGTTACTTCAGCAGGCTTGCCCTTTGGGGCTGGCTTAGGCTCTGCTGGTGATGGCCAAGGTGCGTTGTCTACATTTCCCATTTAGTTTTCCTTTGGTAGTAGGGTTTGGTGGCAACCGCCACACTCAGCTCTAACCGGGTGGTCATCGCCAAAGTCATAAACAACCTCGAAGTTGGGGCAATCGGCTTTATTGCAAACAAAGATGCTCATTAGACTCCCTGATACATGATGGTCATTTGGAAATAGTTAGCTGCGTTTGCGTTCCAAGTGAATGGGCTTGCAGCGCTTTGGCTTGAAAGCGTTGCGGTTGCGCCAGCGGTTCCGATAGTCTGCATTCGAGCAACGGATGGTGCACTGCTAGTCGCAGTCACGCTGCCTAAATAGGATACTGAGCCAGCGGCGTCACGCATAAGGCAAGTTCCGATTGTGAGTGATCGGTTGGCGTTTGCGATGTCGACGGGCAACGAGATTGAGAACTGACCGCCAACAACCATGCCCGTTCCCATTGTGATGTAAAGTTGCGCAACGATTGTTTTACCGATGCGTGCGTAGAAGGCAGATAGAGTTGCGCCGGTGCCTTGAGTCAAGTTGGTTAGTGTTGGTGTCCACGCATTCCAGGCGATATCGAAAATAACCCAGGTAGTGCCATTGTAGATTGTGTAATGATCGCTGGCAGTCAAGTAAGCGACCATGCCTTCGTTCGGCGATGTTAGAGCTGCATCTCGAGCGGCAGAGTTAGTAAACACCATGACCGATTGGTTCATTAGGTAGGTGTTTATGTCGCTGGCCAGTGCCGGCGTTCCTGATACGAATGTTTTGAATGCCATTTAGATACCTCTCCATAACTCTACTGATATAGTCCATGATGTCGGCGTAATGCGATCGATTTGTCGCGTAACAAAATAAGTGTCGGTAAAGACGATTCCATTTACATCGTAAGTGACAATGTTTGGGTCAAACAATCGATCAACTTGCCACCAATACCAAAGTTGCCCAGGTCTTGAAGCTGCGTCGAAACTTAGTGACTCTACGCGTCGAAGTGTAGTCGTAAGGTTTAATCTGTTTAGCCAAAGTTGCAAGCCGGTTACGTCGTCCATTGGCACGTCTACATCCAAGGATACTGCGCCGTAAAGGTCATACGCGTCCTGATTGCGTTGAGTGAGTTGGCCGCCTGCGGAGTTGGTAGCAATAACTTCATTTGGTAAGTCTCTTGAGTCTGCCTTCATTACTAGCTCAGTCATGCAAATATGGTCAGCGGCAAGTGAATGAATGCTAGAGAACTCGAACGAGAAACCGCCAATAATGCTGGCCAAGTCTTCTTCTGAGGCATAGCGCATTGTGCCATCGCGTTGCAGCCATAAGGCACCAAGGCTTGCAGTTAGGCAGTCGTTTATGATCTCGCCGACAGTGGTATTTGTATAAGTTTTGGCAGCCAAGTAATACATATCGGCGTTTGAGTTGGGAACTATTCCTGTGTAATAAGTATTTGCCATGTCGGTAATGACTTCGCTTGGTAACTTCGTCAATGCTGGCACAACGTAGCTGCCGACTTTTCTATTGAGAAAGTCTTGCATGGCGTCTACCGCGTGAATGGTGACGACATTGTTGCCTTCCTGGTTGTAAGTCGCGCTGTAATTGCGAATGTAACCGTTCCAGATTTCTTCAAAATAGCCGGGAATAGTGTCTGGCAGCGTCTCCGCGCTTATGCGTATTTGCGTCCCTGCGTGAATGAGGCCAGAGCTAAAAGGGTCATAAGTTGCGCCTTGCATTCTGATTGTGGCCGTCGATGATGAAGGTGAGACAAAGATTCCTGACTCAACCTCGCAGCCTTTATTTAGTGTGATATCAAAGCTCTCGCAAAGTAAGTCTGTCCATGCGGCACTCGAGGGGTTAGTGTCCCAGACTCCGCCATCGTCCCAGTAGTTGACTCCCCAAATAAACGTGTTGATAGCCGGAATGTAAAACTCGATTTTGATATCGGTTCTAATGTTGAATACATCATTCGCCATTAGATCGTGACCGTTCTCCCACGACTTACTTCATAGCGTCGAATAGCCTGGACGATTTCCTCACCGGTAATGCTGGCTCGGTTGATGTTGATGGTGTAACTGTTGCCACCATTAAGGTTGCCAAGGCGGTCTAGTGGAATGATTGCTTCGGCTTTACCAGCTTCAGCAACGTTTACGATGCTTCCTCCTGGTGATGGCATAACAACACCACCGTCAGCTAGGCGAGGGATTTTGATGTGTTTGAATGTTGGGATATTGAAGCCCAGAGTTTGACCACCGATGAATGGCACCCAGTCCGGCACTTTGAACTTAAGGCTGTTCAATGCGTTAGGAATAAGGTTGATTCCGTCAATCACGCCGTTAGTGAACGATTCGAAAATGCCAATCCAAACATTTATTGTGTCTTTGAACCATTTTCCAATACCGGTGAACGCGTTGGTGATTCCCTTGCCCATGTCCCCGAAACCCTTGATTAGTGGCAAGAATAGTTTTACTAGGCCGCCAAGAACGAAAGCCAATATTTTGATAATTGGCACGAGTAGGATCGTGAGGATTTCGACAAGTGGAGTAATGATTGGCATTAGTGCCTCAAATAACTCAACTAGCGGTGGCAACAATGCTTCTACCAGTGGCATGAGAGCGGTTACAAGCTTCATAAAGATTGGAGCTAGTGCGCCGATGAGTTTCGCCAGTATTGGAGCAATCTTTTCAATCAGTGGTCCTAGCACCTTGATTAGTTGCTGAATGATGGGCAGGAATGCCGCACCAATGGTTTCTTTTGCTTCATTGAGAGCAACCGAAAACTTAGCGAATGGGCTTGCATTTGTTCCAGCTGCGCCAGATACCGACTTGGCAAAGTCGTCAATGCTACCTTTAGTTGCCTTCAGCTGGGGTGCCATTTTGTAAAGAGCAGTGGTGTTTCCGTTTGAGGCCTGCTCGAGAGCCTTCATTACCGTTCCAAGTGGCTTGCCGGTCGCAGCTGCACCATCCAGAGCAATCTTTAGTAGATCTTGGGCTTTGCCTAGATCTCCAGTGGAGCGAACAGCATTAGCCAGAGCCGGGCGAAGGACATCATCCAAGACACCAGTGTTTTTTGAGGTTGCCAGGATAAAGTCTTCATTTGACTTGATTTGAGCATCAGTCGCATCAGTGGATGTTTTGATTTGGAGGGCAAGTTTATTTTGGGCGATTTGGTCTTCCGATGCCGCCTTGGCTGCATCCGTCAAACCCTTCACAACGGCCACGAAACTAATCGCGCCTATCGCTGCGCCAAGTCTCTTAGAAACGCCTTCAGTGGTCTTCTGGAAGCCAGTCAGTTGCCCTTGAGCATCGCTGATACCTGATTTGAGGCCTGCTGCATTAGCAACAAACTTGAAGTTTAGAGTTGCGGCCATTCGGTTTCACCTCGACTCGAACTTAACGCCTTTATGAATGCTAAGTATTCGTAAAGTGTCAAGGCCTCGAACTCTGTTGGACTCATGCGAGTAGCAACACAGAACTCGGCTTTGCGTCGAGCTTGCTCCTCTCTTATTCTTTTGGGTCGGCTTCTACACCTCCGAACAAAGCTGAAGCTTCCTCCAGGGAGAGGCTTCCGGCTTGCTCGAATGTGTAGTTTGGATCAGTGCGTTTCTTGTAAACGAAAATAATGGCTTTGAAGGCTCGACCACGCGGTGCATCGTCGGCCATGATTGAGTCGATGTTTCTTGAGGTCAGTTGCTCGATGAGTTCAATCTCGTTGAGCGTCATGCTGTTGAAGTCGATGTTTGCCATTTAGTTATTCTCCGAGTCCGTATTTGTCGATGAGTTTTTGAAGGTCTCGCTGGTATTTAGCGATGATTTCCTCATAAGTGTAACCCAGCGCTTTAGAAAAGAATGGTGTTGGCTTGATGTTTCTGACCGTTCCAGGGGCAAGTGTGCCTCGGTGACTTGCACCTACAACGCTCCATCCCCAGTGAATGGGGTTAGCGTATGGCACCCGGTTATTACCGGCTGCGGCCTGAGCATACCTGGCAGTTTTGGATGGTCGAAGCGATCCTGCAAGTGCACCAGTTTTGACAGGCACCATAGGTCTAGCGGCCTTGATTAGAGTTTCCGCTGCGTGTAAGTTCGCTTCGAGTAAGTCTGCTTTATCCGCCTCGAGAGCCTTGAGCTGCTTTTGAAGCAACCCAAGGCCTTCGATTTGGACAGAACCGCTCGAGATTGTTTCCCGAGCCATGTTTACTAGCTGGTCTTTTTGGTGAGGCCGAAGTAAACCGGTGGGGTCGCTGATGGGGTGTGAACAGCGTTCTTGACGGTTAGGCTCACATCAAACGACATGATGTCGCCTGAAGTTAACGAGAGAGGAGGAAGGTTGTCAAAGATAACCGTTCCCTCGTAGATTGGCTGTGAGGCCGTTGCGGTCGAGTTGCCATTAGGAGCAACCTTGAAGGCAACTTCAGTTCCATAGTTTGCAAATAGAAGCTGGTAAAGCGATGCCGAGTCACCCGAGGCGATACCGGTCATTTTTAGCATCCAGTTCTGGAGGGGCTGAACTTCACAGAAGGTCTGCTGGCCACCAGGTGCGTCGGAGAGGCTTAGTTCGATGCTGTCTGCGTCGCACGAGTAGTCGGTCGACAAGATAGTGAACTTGATGTTTGTTGCTTTGATTCTGGTCGAGGCGGCCATGTCAAAACCTTTCGTTTAGATTGAGATTTGTAGGTCTATACCGATTGTTGCAGCCAAGTAGTCGTTTCCGTTGGCGACAAGCGTGTAGGGTGACGAAACATCCTTCAGGCCTGCGTCTGCCGGGAGTGCCAGGAGAGCAGCTTCGATTAGATCGTCGAGGTCATCGCTCGAGGATTCGTTGTCTGCTGTTCCAGCAACCACTTGTAGTTCGAGGTTCACGAGATACTCTGAACCAACTGATGAGGGTGTTATGTATGGTGAGCCGGAGCGGATAACAATGACCGGTGGGGTGACGCGTGCAGGAATGTAAGAGTAGACATCGAGGTCTGCTTCCTGGAGCGTCAGAGCCAACTCGGCCTTCGCAGCACCGACTTCACTCATACACTGAACCCAAGGTAGGGCAGGAGTTGAGCGTAGATCGACCGTTTAGTGTCGAGCGATACTCTCATCCCCTGCCCAGAACCGTCAGCGAACTGAGCGATACCACTTGGAGCGTTGCGACGATTCCAGTGTTCAGAAGCTACCTGGAGCACACAGACGTCCTTGATGACGGTAGGCACAGTTTCAACCTCGCCAATCATCAGGTTGACTTCGGCTAACCCTGCGTCTAGGCAGCGTTGTGGGAAGTCGGTAGCGTCTTTAGTGCCGACGTAATCTTTGAACTCTTGGAGTGTCACTGACATGGTTCGTCTTAGTCGATAACGTCGAGCTTGACGATTGCGCCTTCGCGTGGAACAGCGACAGCCATGTAACCGTATACAGATACGGTGTCGGTCAGCGTGGTGATGTCACCATCGGTTAGGCGAACTGGCGAGCCAGCCGACTCCATGCTGATCAGTGCAGCCGAGTTAGCCAAGTAGGCAACACCAGATGCGAGCTGAGGGTCAACGATGATTGGCAGGCCGAAGATCTGGCCAGATAGTCCAGCGATGTTAGCCGAACCGATGTTGTTTACACCAGCACCGTTTAGAAGGTTGACCGGGCGACCGTCAGCTGCGCCAACGCCAACGATGGCGATATATGCGTCTGGGTCTGCCACGATGAACTCTGGGCGGAGTCCGCTGTTAGCGAAGATGTAAGCTGCACCCTGAGCGATACCTGTTGCCAATGAGGCTGCGGTTCCGCCGTCTGCGGTAAAGGTCTTGCCAGCCCAGTCAAGAGCTGCAAGAGTTGAAACAACCTTTGCGTTGGTAGCGTTTGCGTAAGCAATCGACAAGCCTTCAAATACGGCCGACAAGGTGTTTACCTGTGAACGCTCGACATACTGGCGGCTGAATGCGGTATAGCCACCATA